CGGCCGGGCGAGGCGCTAGGGCGCTAGTCGCCGGCCGGCCATCGGGCGCGCGGAGCCTACGGCTTGCCACCGCCGCGCTGCCGCCATGCGCGCCGAAGGCGCCAATCGGGCGGCCGGCCGAAGTTAGGCCGAGGCCCAAGCTTCACGAGTAGCGCGATCAGGCCGCCGTCGGGGGTCGGATTATGCCGGGAATCGCTGTGCGAAAATTGGATGCGCCATTGAAATGGATCGCCCAATTTTCGTACCAAGGGATTGTGGACGGCCGAGCCTTCGGCCGCAGGATGTCGTACGAGGAAGATCTTGGCGCTATCGCCGGCAGGGTCTACAACGATCTTGTAGACGATCGGCCGGATGAGCCGCGCCTTCTCATCAAGGCTCGTCGCCTTGCGGAAGGCCTGGCGCTGGCGGTCGGCGAAATCTTCGATGGTCTTAGCTGTCATCGCCCGAAGCAACCCTTCGAGCTCGTAGATCTTCGATTCAGCGCCGGCGATCCTAGCACGCCGTTCCGCTCGCTCGTCAAGATAAAGTTGCCGATCCCGCGGATCGTCGCTCTCCACCATGTGTTGGTAGGCGCGCTTCAGTGCCCGCTCATCCTTCGCGATCTCCTCGCGCAGTTGCGCGATGGACTTCTGGAGCTCGGCCGGTCGCTGATGGAGCGCCGCGCTGACGGCATCGCGCCAGAGCTTCGGCTGGTCGATGGCCTCGCGGATCGCGTTGAATAACTCGCCGTCCAGCCAGGTCGCATTCATCGTCGGCAGCGCACAGCGCGATTCCGTCGCGCGTGACGCGCAGCGGTAGTAGGCGTAGTTGCGGCCGGTCGGCGTACGGACCATGAGCCGCATCGCGCCGCCATGACCGCCACACCACAGATGCCGATGGAACAGGGAATCATGGCGCGGCGGTCGGCCGGCGGCGAGCTTCGTGTTCAGATCGAGCCGGCGGTTCGCTTTCTCCCACAGATCCGGCGAGACCATCGCCGCATTCGGATACGGGATCTCGTAGAGTGCGCCGGCCTGCCGCGCCTCGTCGCGGCTCAGGCGATAGCGCTTGTGCTTCGATGCACTGCGCTCCAGCGGTTTGATGCGCTCGCGCTTCGATAGGCCATAGGTCGCGAGGCCCTTGTACAGCGTGTTGCGGATCATCTTCCGGAGTCGCACGCGCGAGAACACCGCGCCTTTCTCGTCGCGGAGGCCGCGCGCAAACCAATCTTTCTGGATCGTGAAGACCCCATGCTCGAGTGCGCCTACCCGGTGGTAGAGCTCCTGGACGAGCGCGACGGCCTCGGGCGAGGTCGCGATGATGTCGTTGCGCTGATGCGGGTGGCGCGGATCGGGGTTGAGTGCCGGAGGCCAGATGAGCTTGAGCCCGAAGCCGGTCGTCCCGAGCGGGTACTGCGGCGGGATCTCCAGGCCGTTCTTCTGCTTCACGCCCCGGAGCTTGCGTTCCTTGCCGCGCATGAGTTGCCGGCGCAGCGCGACCACGAAGTCTTCGCTCGCGCCGAAGCCTTCGCGCATGGCCTTCCATCCCTCGTCGGTATCGCGGAAGGGTTCCTCTAGCGAGTCGAACAGGATGCCCTTGGCCTGGCAAAGCTCCACGATGTGCAGGCCGACGACTACGCTCCGGGCCAGGCGATCCCATCGGGCGACGAGGATGCCCTGGATGCGGCGCTCCTCGATGAGCCGGAGGACTTTCTCCATTTCGGGCCGGTAGAGGAAACGACCCGAGAAGTCTTCCTTGACGAGGATGGCCCCGTCGCCGCGCGGATCTTCGGTGAGCCGTTCCTCCTGGTCCTCGATGCCGAGACCGTGCTCGGCCTGCTCGTCGGAGCTTACGCGGCAGTAGAGCAGCCAGGGCGCATCGGGTGATACTCCACTCGCTCGTCGCATCCGAATTCTCCTTGCGAGCGAGGTGACCCTCGGCTTATCCTGGAGAGGTCACCTTCCTTCTCGCCTCTTGTGGGGGGTTGGGATGTTGCGTGATGGCGAGCCGGGTGCCCCAAGCGCCCGGCTCGTCGCGCTTTCAAGCGCTCGCAATGCCTGCCTTCTAGGATAGCAAAATCGCCCTGGCCCGATTTTTCGCGGACTTTCGTTGGCCCCTGGCGACCTCGGCCTCGGCGATGAGGCGCGCCGCGTCATCGACGAGCGCCTGGCCTCGCTTCTGATTTCGCGACCGTACGCGCACGGAGGATCTCGGCGCGACTGACCTCGCGCGCGATCGCCTCGCCGAGCTCGCGCCAGCGCGCGTCGGCCTCGGCGTGCGTGATCCACTCGACGGTGATCCGGATTAGGTGCGCTGGCGGCGCGCGACCTTCATCGCCTCTTTTCTCTTGGCGATTTCTCCGTGAATCCACTGCTCTATCCGATCCATGTGCCGATCGGTTGTCGTCACGCGCGCGGCGAGCAGATTGTTCAAGTGGCCGCGCGAAACCCCAAGATGCTCGGCCAGGTCTTTTCGCGGGAGCTCGTGCCCGTCCAGCAGGCGGATGAATTCTTTACCGCGCCGCCGGAAGCGGATCCGCTCCGATCCCGTACGTGGTCGGCCTCGCATATTCTCGATGGTCTCCGGATGCTCCTGACCGTACAGAGCCGGCCCGAAGGCGTCAAGGCCACCTATGGCTTGCAAGCGCTTGCAAGTCACCATAGGTCGTGGGCCTGGTGTATCATCCCGCGCATGAGCGGAAGGGCTCTCCAAGGTGGAGCGGGCGAGCGTGAAAACTGATTCCCGGCGCACGATGGCTTGCGCGCTGCTCACTCTGACGGATGACGACAAATGATCCGGATGCACCGTAGCGAAATCGGACAGGCTTCGCAAAGAGAATTCTTCCGCGCGCAGCAAATGACTACCGATAGGTCTGGTAGCATTCCCGCGCCAAAAGCCGCGCGATCCCACCCCCCACATATAGGAGGAGTCAGGCATGGCGAAGGCAAAATCCCCATACAAACGATGCCCGGTCAAAGGCTGTAACAAATACATGACGGGCGGGCATCACCACGCGGCCGCCCCGGCCGCCACGATGCCGGCGGTGCTGTCGAATGGCCTGGCGCCGTTGCGCCGCGAGCTCGAGGTCGGCGTCGCGAAGGCGTTGAACGGCACCGTCACCAAAGTCTTCGATGTGGCCGAGGAGCTCTACGCCGATAACGCCGCGCTCCGTCGCCGGCTCGCGAAGCTCGAAATGGCCTGGTCCAAGGTCCAGCAACTCGCGAAGGCCGATGCGACATGAGCGCGCACGATCCCGGAGCGCGAATGCTCTAGCAGGGCGCTAGAGCACGAGGCGGACCGACGACGCGCGGTTGGGCGCGCCGCCGGCCCTAACCACCTACGCCCTTGACAGGAGGGTTTCGATGGCTGAGGTCAATTCTACTTGCCGGTCGAGTCGAACCGAAAATACGCGCTATGATCGCCGCACGCTGTTGAAGGGCTCCGTGGCCGCCGGGCTCCTCATCGCGCTGCCAGTACAACTCCCCGCCGTATCCCGTCGTCAGGATCGCATGGTAGCCGGCCGGCGCTATCGCATGCTGCGTCGGCTGCTGCGTCAGCATCCATCCCTCGCTGCGTTGGTAGCTCCAGCGACCCGGCCGGGCGGCTATCTGCGGCTCAGCGTTACGTACCGAGCCCGACGAAGGGCCTGGCTGGTCACGGCGGAGGCTCAAGAGCCGATCGCCCTGGAGCCCATCCAGGTCATCGCGCCCTTGTCATTCGACAATTACGTGGAGACCTCGGGTTTCAACTTCGCAAGTCAGAATGCCAATGGGCGGCTGTTGCAGTACAACTCCTACATCAATTACTACCTGCCGATGATCGCGGCTCAGAACGCTGCGGCGCAGGCCGCCGCCGACCAGGCCGCGCTCGTCAATGTCATGGTGGTGCCGCCGCCCGAGCCTGAGCCCATCATCATCCCGCCGGTCGTGGAGCCGGAACCCGAGGCCGCACCGGAGCCGAGCTTCACGGATCCGCTGTTCAACAATCCCTACTCGCAATACGTGGCCTCGGCGCTGCGGGATGTTGGCCTAGACATTACCGAGGCGATGGCCGTCGCGTTCCTCATCGAAGGCTCAGCGACCGCATTGGAGTTTGCGCTCCCGCCGATCTACGCTACCGCATCGCAGCTGATCGCGGAGGGTCTGGCGGCGGGTACCATCGCGGCCCGCATCGGGCTCCTGGCGACCGGGGTGACCGTGGGCCTCTCCGGGGCCGGTCTGGCCCTCGCGAGTTTGGCGGTCGTGGGGATCACACTGTACTACGTGGTCCCGGAGATCGAGCGCGCGCGGCGCACCAACCTCAGCGACTTCACCGGCGAGATCTCCGTCGAAGCGATGCCGCTCGTCGTCGAGCCGCCATCGGTCAGTGCCGAGCCGGAGCTCCTCCCGTACATTCCAGACGGCGCCCCGATCTCCCAAGAAGAATCCGAAAGCCTGTACCCCGGCTACAACTGGTATTGGGACGTTCAGACTCAAGCCTGGGTGTACTTCGGAGAGTGACATGCGGAAGATAAAGTGGCTGGTCGTCTACCCGGTCGGCATGCTCGCGATTGCGATGCTGCACGGCTCCGCATCGTGGGCGCACACCATCACCATCATGGTGCTCGTGACCGGCTTCCTGCTGCTCTTTGATTGGCGGCGCGGCCGCCGACGCGGTTAGCAAAACCCTCACACGCGCCGGTCGCGAGGGCCGGCGCGTTTCCCTTTATCTCCCTTCTGGCGCGCATGTAACCTCGACGCGATGCGGACCGATGGTCTTCTCGACGCCCCACAGGAATACCAGGCGCTCGCGCGCGGCGGCGCGGGTGCAGTAGAGGTAGAGATAGTCGCCGACGAGCTCGCCGCGCCGCTCCCAGGTCGTCGCCGCGATGACATCGCGCCCGGTCGTGATGCCGCTACATGCGGCGGCCCCGAGCGCGAGCAGCGCCGTCGTGGCGGCCCGGCGCAGCCTTACCGCCTGCGCGATGGGCGCGCGGCCTCGGCCGCCTTCGGCTTGGCGGGCCAGTAGCGGCGATGCCAGTACTCCCCCTTCGGCGGGATGACCGGCGCCGGCGGCAGCGCAGCGCCCGTACCCCCAAGCCAGAACGCGAACCGGCCGCGCGCGATGATCGGCGGGGCGACGCGCGGCCCCAACGGGATCATGAGCTCGGCGTGAGCGCCATCGCCGTGCGGTTGTTGCTGCCATCAATCGTCGCCGCGACGCGGGTCGCGCTGCCATCAGGCGTCGACATGGTTGCCCCACTCGAGGAGGTTCGGCCGGCCAGGACTGCGAGCATGATCGAGAGCGCTTGCTGCAGCGTGTAGTTCCCGGCCGTCTCGATGACGGCGGCCTTGACGGCATTCGCGATCTCCGTCGCCGCGTCCCCGGCGAGCTCGGAGGCGCCGATGGAATCCGGCGCGATCTTCCCGGCGGTGATGGCGTCGGCCGCGATCTGAGTCGCGCCGATGGCATCGGCCGCGATCTTGGCCGAGGTAATCGCATTGGCGGCAATCTTCGCGGCGGTGATCGCGTCGGTCGCAATCTTGGCCGCCGTGATGGCATCGGCCGCGATGGCGGCGGCGTTGATGGCGTTGGCGACGATGTCATTGACCGAGACCAGGAGCTTCGAGGCTCCGAAGAACGAATCCCAGACGTTCGCCGGGACGATCATGAAGTCGCGCCAGACCGGGAGCGCGCCGCTTACATAGATCGAGGCGCGCATCGCGCCGAGGGTCCCGGTATCGGTGGCATTCAGCGCGACCGCGTAGTTGCCTTCCTCCTGGTGCGAGGCGGTACCGCTGTCATTTTTCTGCGCATAGCTGCCGCCGTTCTTCGACAGGCGCGTCTCGGCCTGGGTCAAGCTGAGCCCGGTCTGCGGCGTGAAGCCATCGGTCGACGAGACGAACGGCCCGAAGCTTACGGTCACCGCGGTTGATTGCTTGAGCCAGATACTCATATCAGGAGCTCCTCCGCATCGCGTAATGAGCGGAGGCCTGTCGGACGGCCGCCGCGCTGGCCGAGGCGTCTTTGAATGCGGCGCAAATCATGCGCCAGGCAGTCGCGCCCGCGTTGTGCGTCCAGTCGACGGTATATGTGGTGGGACTCCCCGCGATCTTGAATTCTATGTGGAGGGGATGGACCGAAGACTGGGTGATCTCGTAGATTTCGGTGAAGCCCGCACCTACCGTGAAATTCGTATCGACCCCCGTGATCGCCACGCCGATGAGCAGGGCACCACTCGTAAGCGTCGCCAGCGTATCGCTGATGGGACTCCCCGAGCCCGAGTTTTCGCCGCCATCGACTTCGAGCGGCGGCGAGGATGCTACGCCGGAAAATTCATCGGACACGAAGGCCATAAAGACGCTATGGGCCATCGTGACCGTCAGCGTCAGCGAGCCCCCAGTGACCACCGGAGCATACGCGATGAAGGGATGGCCGAAGCCTCCGCCCCACGGCAAGGCCGAGGCGCCAAACAGGAGACTGATGGCGCCGAGCGTCGCGCTGCCGCCGCCTTTCGTTACCGACACATCGGCCTTGACGAAATCGGCGCTGTCCCAGATTACCCCCGCGATCATCGCGAAGTATCCCGCCGTCACCGCGAGCGGGAAGTTGACCGACCGGATCGCCCCGGACCCGACTTCGCTGAGGATCTGCCCCGCGACGTGCGCGATCATTCAGCGCGGTATGTCAGCGTGAGGCCTGCGGGTGGATTCGGCGTCGGGCCGGGCGTACGAAGACAGGCGGGGGGGATCGCGCCATAGCGGCTCACGATTTCGCTGGTGACGGTGTTCGCCTGGTAGCCCGAGCCCGCCGTGCCCGCCAACGCAGAGCCACCTTGCCCGCGCGTATTCTCGCGTTGCAGCGCCGCCTTGATGCGGTCATCCATCGGCCAGGGCCAGAGTGGCCGCGCCGTAGTGCCGCCGGTCCCGTCCTGCAACACGCCATTCTGGTACTCGTGGCAGGCGCGCGATCCGAGTCCACCTGCTGAGCCGGCCGCGCCCGTATAGAAATGCGGACACCCGCCAATATTGTTGCCCGTCGCCGCCGTACCCGCCTGACATTCCTTGAAGTTGGTCGGGGCAATGCCTTGGAAGTTGACCGCGTTGGAGCCGGTCTGGCTATAGGTATCATTATCGGCCGCGGTCGTTTTCAAGGCCGTAATCCGATCGAGGAGCACGCTGCACGGCGCGCCCGCCTGCTCATTCGTATAGGTCACGGTCGGGAGCTTGTATGGACGGGCGTCGATGAAAATATCGCGCGCGCGCCACGCCCCCGGCGAGTCAGTGCAGAAGACCCGTTGGAAGAAGCCGCTATGGTTCATGGTAAAGCGGATGGGCAGGCGGACGTAGATGATCGCCCCCATCGTCGTGAAACCGCGCTGGCCGAGGTCCATGCTGTCGGAGTAGGGGCCGATGGGCGTAGTCGGGCTGTAGCACGGATGCCCTGGCGTCAGTTGCTCGTAGGTCGACGCCGAGATGTAGTTTTCATAAATGAGGTTGGGGTTCGTGTTGCTGTGATAGCCCCATTGCCCCGCCGGCCCGCCATCGCAGGCCGTATCGCCGGGGAACCCCGCATATCCCTCATGGCGAATCCAAATCCGCCGCACGGTTACGTTGTGGTTGTAGGGGTTGACGAACATGTTGCGCCCGACGCCAAACCCGCAGATGTCCTCGAATAGCCCATCAGTCAGGTCATTGATTGACCACGGATGCGAGTTGACGCGCGTAGTGACGGGGGCCACGTTCGAGGCGCAGATGCGACGGAAGGTGAGGTCCGTCGTGGTGCCGGTATATGCGGCGACGAAGACCCCGCCGCGGCTGATGTCGAAACCTTCGAAGACCCACGAGCGATTGCCGTCGACCCAGACGCCGCCCAAATCGTCATAGTTGGCATCGATGACCGCCTGGCCTTCGTTCTTCGCTCTGACGGTGATGCGCGTACTGGGCGTACAACTCTTCCCAGGAACGTGGATGGGCAGGGCCAGCAAGTTCGCGGAGCCCCCATTCGGGAGCCCAGGGCCGGCGTAGGTACCGTTGAGCACCGTGATCGTGTCGCCGCAGACTGCGATCTGGAGCGCGCGCGCGATCGTACAGGGCGATCCCTCCGCCGTGCAGGCATTCGGGCTCCCAGTACCGGCGGGCGTGGGCGCCGCGAAGCGCTCGACAGGCACGCGCGGCTCGATGCGGATCGTGCAACTCGCGGCGCCGACGGCCAGCATGACGAAGGCGAGACCTCGCAGCGTCCATCGAATCATGGAACCTCCCTGCATCATGGATGCGCGACGCCGGTCGCTGGCGCCGAGCAGGCGCTCGCCACGTTGCTGGTATTGACCGCGACTACGGCGGCCGTGTAGGTCGCGCCGTTATTCAGGCCGGTCAAGGTCGTACTGGGACCGATCCCGACGGCGACAAAGCTACCGCTCGGACAGGGATTCGCGGTGCCGAGCCCGTAGTAGACCCGATAGCCTGAGAGGTCAGTCAGGACTGAGCCATCGGTATTGTTGGTCGGCGCGCTCCAGGCGGCCACCAGCTTCGAGTTCGTCGCCGGATTGGCCGGGATGATGAAGTCCTGGAAGGCATGGCCGCCCTCACTGTAATTGCCGGCCGCATCAATCGCCGTGACGCCGAAGTGGGCAATCACGCTGGCGCCGCTGGCGTCATAAGGAACGACCAGCGACAGGGCATTGGTCGTCGTTTCGCCGATCGCGATATTGGCCGTCCAGTTGTAGTCGCTGACATCCCAGCTGTAGCGCGAGACGAGGCAGTTGCACGGCTGGTCGAGCGAGGCCGGCCACGTCACGGAATAGCTGACGGATGTCGGCCCGAGGGTCGGCGCGCTGATCGCCGGCGCGCCGGGCTGGGCGGGCGGCGTCGTATCGCCGGCGGCCACGTTGAACGTGGCGGTCACCGTCTGCGCTGCGGTCATGGTAACCGTACAACTGGGCGTAGATCCCGAGCACGCGCCAGACCAGCTCGCGAAGGTCGAGCCCGCGGCCTGCGTCGCCGTAATCGTGACGACGTTGCCTGAGGCATAGCCGCTGGTACAGCTCGTCCCGCAGTTGATGCTCGGCGGCGCGGTGACCGTGCCCTGGCCCGTGCCGGCTTTCGTGATGGTGAGTGGATAATTCGGAACCGGCGGGAAGTAGGGCGGCCACCATTGCGTGCTGATCGTCAGGCGATCGCCGTCGTGGACAATCGTCGTACAGCCGCTCACCAGGAGGGCGAGCGCGAGCAGCCCGACGAGCGCGCGCAGTCTAGGCCGGGTCAACGGAGGTAATCTGCGCGGCGCCGACCGCCGTCGAGAGCGCGCCGGTCCAGGCGGGCGTCGCGTCATCTTCCTTGTAGACCGTGATCGCCGTCGGTGTCGTACTCCAGCGATTGCGCAGGAGACGAATCGCATTCAGGAGCGACCGGCCCGCTGCCGCAGTGACCGCTTCGACGGCGCTCATGTCGCGCTTGAAAATCTGATCCGGGATGAGCGCCGCACTCTGGATTCGGTACGGGATATCGAAGCCGAATGTCCCGGCGACGGACACCTGGAGCGCGACCCAATCCGCGCCGGAGGCAAAAGCGCCGTTGGGGATGTCGAGGCGGTACCACCCTGGCATGTTGGCGGCGGAGATCTCGCGCCATCCTCCCGAGGCCCACGCGGCGTTGGCCGAGGCCAGCGCGACGAGCGTGATCGGCGTGGGCGCCGCATCGCCCTGGCGATACCACTGGGCGGCGACTGCGGCAGCGGCGATCCCGGTCAGCCTGGAATTGTCGACGCTACTGCGGAGCAGGAGCGCGATGCTGACGCCGGTGATATCCGCGACGACGTCGCCGTAGAGTCGATCCGCCATGCCGGCCTCCGTTGCGCGAGGCCAAAAAAGAAACGGGGCCGCCGGTCTTGGTCGTGACCAGGCGACCCCGTTTCTTCGCGGTGTCCCGCCGCGCGGAGTTCATGAGGCTCCGCGCGTTCAGCCCCGCTGTGCGTGTCTGCGCCCTTATACCGCTTCTGTCGACGACTCCGCTATGAACAATTCACAGCCCCCCGTACCGCACGCGCCAGTAGTCGAGCTCCCACCCGGCCGGCGAAAACGCGCCGGTCGCGCAGCCAAACGAAAGATTCTCGGCCGCCGTGAGATAGGTCGGGTTCGTGACATACGCCTTGAACACGTTGTCGAAGTAGACCGCGACGCCGAGCGCCGCCGTGACCCAGACCACCGTATGGAGTGCGTTGTCGACGGGCACGCCCGAATCGATCACCGTTACCGCGCCGGCCTTGCCGAATGCGAGTTGGAAATTGCCGGCCCCCGCCGCGAAAAAGGAGCACGCGACCCAGAGCCCGTTACTGGGATTGATCGAGTGGGGGCTATCGTGAAAGCCAATCGCGCCGGCCATCGCATCCGTCGAATAGCGTGCGAAGCGGATCGCGGCCGTCGCGCGCGCGCCGAGCCCGAACAGTCCGAGCCCCAGGGCATTGACCGCATCATAGGGGCCGAAGAGATTGGCGTAGTGGCCCGCCGCGAGACCCGCCACGAAGTACTGCCCAGTGATGCGCAGGAGGCCCGCCGGAGTCAGGCCATAGGTCGCCGCGTCGACGAGGTAGTCATAGCCGAGGATCACGCCGCCAGGCCGAGGCAGAAACTCATCGGCATGAAGCACCAGCTGTTGCTGGGTTTTGGGGAGTCGGGGGCCGGCGACATGCCGCCAACTCCCGGTAGCTTCGGACTCGAAGACGAAGACATCGCCGGCCACGGTGTAGTGATCGTGGCCGCCGAGCATGATGAGCAGCGCCGCATCATGCGCGAGACGAAGCTCGCCATCGAAGACTAGCGTGACGACTGTCCCGGCCGGGGCCGACGACAGCGCCAGGATCGGCGTCGTCCCGGTCACGTGAAACAGGTTGCCATCGGTGCCGAGGACCAGCGTCGAGGCCGAGGCGAGGTTGGCGCCCTTGGCCCACTCCTGGCGTCCGGTAAAGCGATTCTGACCGAGCCCGGCGACTTGATAGAAGTTCTTCGCGGCGGTGACCTGCGTCCCATAGAAGCGCCCGACTTCCTCCCAAACGGTGCCCGAGAGCGCGACGAGCAGGACCACGGTCGGATCGGCCAGCGAGAGGTCGGCATTGCCGGCAAGCGAGAACTGCCCCGCGCCGCCGGCCGCATGCTTGATGACGACGACCTGGCCGGCGTTCGCCATGCGCAGCGCCATCCACGTCCCGTTCTTCATATTCGTCGGGACGCAGTTGGCGAGGTTGGCCGAGGCCGCACCGCCTGGCGTGGCGACACTCAGGAACGGCGAGACGCCCGCGGCCGGCGTGATGCTCGTCCCGCTCATGGTGATCGAAGTCACCGGCAATCCGCCGAGGAGCTCCTTGGTCGCCTGGAGGTTCTGCTCGAAGGCGAGCTTTTGCTCCGCGACCGTCCGCGCGCCATCCTGGAGATAGTTGGGCGCCGTGAAATTCGTCACGCGCGTTCCTCCTCAGTAGCCCGTCAGATGGACATCGACGGTGCCAGCCGCCGAGGCGCCCGTCGCGAGCGCATAACACCGGATCAGCGGCCCATTGTTGGCGCCGGCGACGTTCTGCTTATCGACGACAATCGGCGCGACGTTGGTCGTAAGGGCGGTCGCCTGGACATTCAGGATCGCCCGATAGGTATTCTGCAGGGTGAGCCGCGTGCCGGTCGTGATCGCGATGGCGACGTTGTTCTGGTCCTCGGTGATCGTGTCGGCATCGATGACCAGGTTCAGCCGCGACAGCACGGCCTGCGAGGCCGCGGCGCCCGTGATGATCCGGAAGTGATACGTGCCGGCCTCGACATTCTCCAGCGAGCCAGGGAAGGGCAACCAGACAGTAGTCGTGACCATCGCCGATGACGTGAAGTAGCCCGGAGCGAAGTAGCGCGCGTGGAAATAGCCGGGGCCGAAATACGGGATGGGGAGGCTCGACGCGGCGCTTTCCGCCGCATACTCGAGCGTCCAGCTTTCCGCGACCATCGTCGTCTGGAGGAGAATCCGCGCCCCGACGCTATCGCCGCTGACGGTGTAGTCGAACTCATAGACCATCTGCTGGTAGGTGCCCGCCCAGAACAGCGCGAGCGGATCGGTGACCCAGAACTTCGCCGTATCGGCGCCCCAAAAGATCGTCGGGACACCGGCCGCGGCGAGGTTGCCACCGAGGATGACGCCATTCGTGATGGTGCCGGGCCAGCCCGCCGCCTTGTAGTCGAAGGCCGTGACCTGGTTGTGAATCCGCACATCGACGAAGGTCACGACGACGGAGGATGCCTCGCTCTCATTGCCGCTGGTATCGACGGCCGCGACGAGGAGCGTCCACTGCCCGAACATCGGCGGCAGGATGAAGGGGCTCGCGCTCACGACGCCCACATGGAGCGGCAGCGCACCCGGCCAACTGACCAGGCTCCCCGGCAACCCGCGGACCAGGAAGCCGTCCAGATCGGGCGGCGGCGCGGGGTAGTCCCATTCCAGGCGAGTCAGATCCGGCGTCGTCGTGCGCAGATTCTGCGGCGCGGGTGGCGGCGTCGTCTTGCCGATGACGGTGTAGTTGAGTACCTCGGCCCAGGGCGAGGCCTGCCCCGAGCGGTTGACCGTCCGCAGGCGCAGATCGTAGGCGATGCCCTCCTCGACTTCCGTGAACAGGACGCGCGTCGCGCCGGCCGCGAGTTGCGGCAGGATGTCGTAGGGACTCGTCGCGCCCGTACGCCGAATCCGCGCCTCGAGGTAATCGGCGCGGACGTTCGAGGTCGACAGATAGCGCAGCGTGACGATGATGGCGGCGCGCAGCGAGCCGTCGAGATCGCGCACCAGCACCGACTCATCAGAGACGACCGCCTCGATGATCGGCGTCGGTGGCGCCTGTTCGGTCGCGATCGGCAGCGTCATCTGCGGGTCCCACGGCGGGATCGTGAGTTGGTCCGCCGTGAGGACCGCCGGCGCGGCATCGACGACCGTCAGCATGGCGGTCAGGTCCGGTCCCGGCCGGATCATGGCCACGATCGCCGGGATGGTTTCGCGCCCGATGATGCCGAGTACGGCCAGGTCGCCGGGCTCCGGGAGCGGCGGGACCATCGGCGTCGGGAAGGTCAGCGTGTGCGTGAGGCCCGGCCCCGGCGGCGTCTGCACGGGTACGACGACCGAGCCGAGGTCCGAGAACCGAAAGCGCATCGCATAGACCTGGCCCGTCGACATCGGTATCGCTTCATCGAGCGTCACGCTGGTCCCGAGCCCGGATGGCGTCGTCGCGACGCTCTTGACGCGGCCCCAGGCGATCCCCCACTCAGTCACATCATGCGCGACCTGGATCAGGTCGCCGCGCCGGCAGGCAAGATTTTCGAGGTCGGTCTCGAAGCTGTACGTCTCCGGGCGCAATGTGGCCGCCGCGAGCTGATACCGACCCCAGCGCCAGGCCCAATCGGGATCCGTGCAGCCCGGCAGGTCCATCGACTCAAAGCGTGTCGCGGCGACGACGCCGGGCCCCGCGACCGCGCCATACCCATCCTGGTAGGCGATCCGCTCGACCTGTTGCCAATTCGATTGCGGATCGACGAAGCCCACCTTGAGCGCGTGGACCTCATCGGGAATCTGGCGCGAGCCGCGGAAGTTGCGCGAGTTGCGCGGCGTGAAGACCTGACGCGGGACGCTCTGCGCGAGGTCCCGCACGGTCGCAAACTTCAGGTCATTCATGGTCGGCGTCGCCCGACCCGTCATGGCGATCTCGCGCAACAGCTGATAGACCGTCGTCGGGAAGTCGACGACCCGATTGTGCGAGCGGCCGCCGGATGAATTCTCGCGGTGCCACGCCTCCAGCGCCGGCAGATCCAGGCGACTATCAGGCACCGGCCGCGCGTTGCTCTTGGACTCCAGTACCCCGCCCTGGAGCACTTCGCGGTAATGGCTCGCCGGATTCGAGGTACGGCGCACGACCCAGCCGCCGGTGCCGGTGATCGTCTCGGCATGCAGCGCGACGCGCGCATCGCTGAGCGCGCCGGCATACACGGCGACTTCATCAAGGGTACCCGCGAAGCGCCCGCCGACCGCATCGGGGTCCGCGACCGCAAACATGAACGGCGGCGGCGCGCTGCCGGCCCCCCCCTCCGGCTCGATGGTCGGCGCGATCGCATAGAAGTAGGGCGCGACGGCCCCGACGACGCCCTCGATTACGGCGAAGATGAAGTACCCCGTCGCGAAATACCCAGCGTGAAAGTACCGGGGCGCAAAGTAGGAGACTGAGACCAGGGCTCGCGGCCGCCGCGGGGCGCCACGCGCGGCGGCGCTGCGGTCGTGGCAGAGCTCCAGGTTGAACGTATCGGCGTAGGGCGTCGTACCGACATTGGCGGTATTGACCGGCAACCCGTTGAGCCAGAGCCGCGCGAGGCCGGTCGCGATGTCGTAGACGACCATCGCGTGATAGATGGTGCCCGACACGAGCGACGCGCTCAGGACCGTCGGAGTACCCGTCCCGGCGCCGCGACAGAACTCGAGCATCGTGCCATGCAGTTGCAGCGCCCACCCGGCGGCGCCGGCCGCGAAGTCCAGGCCGTTGCTCTTGCGTAGCAGGCCGCGCGTGCCGTTCAGCGTGGCGGCCTGGAAGACGCATTCAATCGTGAAACTGCCGGCGCCCATGTCGAGGGTCGCCATCTCGTTGAACGTATCCACGCCATCGTCGATGCCGTCGGCCAGCATCGCCGTATCGGGATCGTCGGTCAGGAGGCCAGGCCCGCCCAGTTGCGGCGAGCCGCGATAGGCGCCAGGGTGGTCATTCCCCGAGGCATCGAACGCCGTCGGCGCGCCGGCGACCTCCCCGAGGCGCCAGTAGCCGAGAGGGTTATCCTCCAGCACGACCGCCGGGTGCGTCGTAAAGTCCAGGTGCAGCGAGTGGGCGATGCAGTTGAATTGATCGACGACGCCGTTCAGCTGGTCCGTCGCCTTGATCCGCATAGCGACCAGTGCGAGCCCCGGCAGATTGACTGGCGCGCCGGCGCCGTAACTCCGCAGCGAAGTCCAGACCGAGGTGTTCTTCACCAGGGGATCGCCCGAGTCGGGCGTCGTGCGCGTCAGCCGTACGTCGTACTGGTCATCCGCGACCGCCCACCGGAGGCCATTGCGCGCGAGCGATTGGCGGGCATCAGTTGTGACCAGCGGCGAGCCCGGCGCGGCGATCCAACTCGTGGCGCCGACGGCCCGGTAGTCAACGTCGACGCTGACGGTCGTCGCGAGCTTGGTGGTCCCGGTCTCGCCGCCGAACTCCACCAGGCCTTCGGGAAAGGCGAGGTCGATCGAGAGCTCGATCGCGTGCGCCGTGCTCGTGCGAATCTGCGGCTGGCCCGCCAGGAGCACAATCGAGAGCGGCGTTTCGTTCACGTCGGTCGTGTAGAGCGTAATCGGGGGCTCATCCGGCCAGCCGGCGCGGACCTCCGTTTCGACGCCTTGAAAGTTCGCGAGCGCGGTCTCGCCGATGCGCAGGTCGTCGATTTCGGTCGGCCCCAGGCCGACGCAGAACAGCAAACGCAAATACTGATCGGCCCCCACCATCTCCGTGTAGGGCATCGCCGCGTAGGGCGGGTAGGTCTTGTGCCGGCCATAGATGCGCGGCACGACGGCATACGGCCGTGCCGTATTCGCTTGGCCCGCAATCGAGAGCGTCGGACTCTCCGGGTTGTTGGCCGAGGTCACGCCCGCCAGGCCCTTGAGCGGCTTCGCTTGCTTCGGCCCCGGTAGGAGCATGTTGAGGAGCGCGCCACTGATCATCGCGGCGCCGGCCATGATGAGCGGCAGCGAGGCGGGTGATAGGGGCGTAAAGAGCAGGACCGTCGCGATGATTTCCAGCAGCACGCCCACGATGATCTGGCCGATGTTCATGCTCTTGCCGCCGCCCTGGCCGCCGCCCCGCGGCACGACGCGGACCAGCACGTGCGCGCCGCGCTTGGGCCGGATGCGGTGATAGAACTCGGGGTAGATCAGGTCGCCGTTGAGGTAGACGCGCACGGGCATCGCGCGCGGAATGCCGGCGACTTCGAGGAGTTGCGCAATCGTCAGGCCGGCCTCGACATCGACCTCGCGCCGATCCAGACTGAAGGGCCGGTCCAGGACCTGGAGCGGGAGCGCCTCGCCGAGCTCGATCACCCGAGCCTCGGATGGCGATAGATGCCATGACGCCGCCGCGCCCAGCGCCAGGCATCGAGTCGCTCGATACACGCGAAGCGCGCGCCTTGCTCGACGTGCAGAAACTCCGTCGCGCTGACCATGACGCCGACATGCCACGGCTGGCTCAGCACGCGAAAGACGACGGCATCGCCGACGCGCGGCGCGCCCGTGACCGGCCGCCACGCATCGGCGGGAATCTGACTCGCCAGCAGCGCCGCGACTTCCTCACGCTCCTGCGCCGAGCGATACGCGCCCTGGTAGGTCGGGAGCTCGAGGTTGAACTCCTCGCGATAGACGAGCACGACCATCCCGTAGCAGTCGAGCCCATCGCGCGTGCGCCCGCCATCCTGAAACGGGAGCCCGACATAGCGCGCGGCCCACGGCGCGATCATGGAAACAGCCCCGGAAACCGATCGGGGGTGAAGCTGTACTGCATCGAAGGCTCGTTGAGGACATCTTCGGGCGCGAGCGTGCCCGTAACCGTCAGGGCGTCATACTCGATCCCGCGCAGCGAGAACCTCGCCGGCCCCGCTTCCGGCTCCGGGGCGTCGAGCGCGCTCGCGAGGACCACTTCGAGCGTGACGGTCGGCGCCGTGGTCAGCGCGCGAATGCCCTCCATGATGCGGCGGTCGACGTTGTCGATGCGCAACTGCGGCATCGGCAGCGCATCGTCGCGCTCATCCGGCAAAGCGACCTCGAAGGGCCACGCATAAAACGTGGTGCCCTGGCGCACGATGTCTTCGGTGTTGTTCACGAAGCACAGCGGCGTCGGCAGGTTCGTGTGGTCAATCGTCACGCACATCAGGAAGATCTCGCCCGTTTCTTGGGCGGTGAGCGCGCGGACCGCCGCCGGCGAGAGGGCGCGAGGACTCACGGCATGATCCGCAGTTGAAGCTCGGCGGTGACCTGATCGACGACATCGGGTTGGGTCTGCGCATACTTCAGGCCGTTCGGCTGCGGCATGAAGCGAAACGTCGCGGGCGCCGACGTGATCGGATGAATCCAATCGAAGGGCAGCGCGCCGCCTTCGAGCGTATCCAGGAAGAAGGCGTCGAGCGTCGCGCGCTGGGCGTGCGTCAGCGCGAGCGTGCCGCTGACGAGCCGAAAGCCGGCCGTAAATCGGCGCCGGGCTTTCGGCGGACCCGCATCCATCGTCGATTCGATGACGAGATCGGGCGGGGTTTCGGTCACGCCGGGATTCTGTTGGAACCGCTGCGGCAGACTCGTCGGCCATACGGCGGCCATCGCTTACCGTCCGGTCGGCTGGCGCCGCAGGTTGTAGGGCGCCATGACCGTCTCCATTTCGCCAGTCCCGATCATCCGTCGCATTTCGCGAATGACGATCTCGTGGATTTCGTTGCCGAGCGTGCCCCGCCGCGACTGGTGCTGAATCTCGGCGGTCGGGTGCTGGTTGCTGATGTTGACCTGGACGAGCGGCCCCTCCGCGAGCCCTTGCGACAGCGGGACGACGGCCTCGGGTCCCGCTTCGCCGATGAGCGCGAGCGTCGGGGATTGCACGATGCCACCGCTCGCCATTTGCATGGGGTCATAGCCCATGTAGATCGTCTGATTCGCCTCGACCGTCGGACCGCTCGGCGCAAAGGCGCCGGCAATCGTGCCGCCGAGACTGCCGAGGAACGAGATGAACCTCTGGAAGTCTTCCGACCGGATGAACTTCTCGATCTCTTCTTCGAGGACTTTCAGCCCCTTCGCGATCATGGTCTCAGTGATTGAAACGAGGACGTTTTGTCCGAGGCGCTCGAAGGCCTGGCCGATGGTCTGCGTGCCTTGCAGGATGCCCGAGACCGTCCCGGTCAGGGCGCGACTGAGCGACTCGAAGCCGGCGTGATAGAGCTCCAGGCGCTTCGCCCACTCGGCTTCCTCGCGCCGATACGCCTCCAGGCGATAGGCATTGACCGCGGCATTGTGTTCCTCCTGGAGCCGCAACTCATACTTCGCCGCCTCAAAGTCGAGCTTGGTCTTCGCGTCGAGGGTTTTCTGGCGGTCGGCGAGCTCCAGCTTGTTGAACTCCTCGAGCGTGCGGTAGTGCTCCTCGCCTTCGCGCTTGTACATCGCGCGGTAGCGTTCGACACCCGCTTGCTCCGCGCGGTCCATCGCGATGCGGTCACGCTCGGCCGCCTCCGCGATCGCCTTCGACTCGTCTTTGATTTGCTTGGCTTTGTCTTTCTTCTCGGGTGGTACGAACTGAAGCACGGGGCCGGGTGGCGCCTCGCCCTGGCGGCCGGCGCGGAGCCGCCGCTCGGCCGCCTCAAGCTCCTGAATCGTGCGCAATTGCGCGCGCAGTTGGTCGCGCTGCTTCTTGAGTACCTCGACGTACTGCGCCGCGCCGACGTTGCCGTACGAGGCGAGTTGCTGTTGGCGCTTGATCTCCTCGCCGATCTCGCCCAGGCGGCGCGCGAGCTCATCGGCATCCGGCGCGAGGAGCCCGACGACGCGCCCCATTTCGATCAGGCCTTTGATGGCCTCGTCGACGTAGCTCATGATCGTGAGCAGCGCCGGCGAGAGGTTGGCCATGATCGAGACGCCTACCATCTGGAAGGCGCGGCCGGCCAACTCCATCTTGTCGGCCGCCTCGCCGGCTTTCTTGATGACTTGCTCATCGAGGACCAGGCCGGCCTCTTTCAGCCGCGCGATGTAGGCATCGGTATCCGTCGCGGCCTCGCGGAGTGCGATCGCCAACTGCGCGCCGCCGCGCCCGAACAAATCGTTGGCAATGGCGGCCGCCTTGGTCTGGTCCTCCATTTCGGCCAGCGCACGGACGACATCCGCGAGAATCGCCTCGGTCGCGCGGGTCTGGCCGTTGACATTCGTGACCGCGACGCCGAGCTTGGCGAAGGACTCGATGGCGGCCTTGTTGTTCTGGAGCGCGTTGCCGACCTGATCGGTCAGGCGGTTGAGTCCACGCTCGAGCGCGGCCGTCTTGATACCCGACTCCAGCGCCGCGACCTGGAAGGCCTGGAGCGCCTCGACGTTGACGTTCAGGCGTTTCGCGGTGTCGTCGAGCTGGTCGGCGAGCTCCATTGAATGCTGGAGAAAGAGGCCGATGCCCGCGCCGGTCAGGACATCCCCGAGCGGGCCGAGCGCGTTCAGGAATTCGTGGACCGCCCCGATGGCGCCAGTAAACGCGCCCCGGATCGATTGGCCGAACTTCTCGCCGATGCGATAGGCGCGGTCCATGTCGTCAGACAGGACCGCCGTATCGCCTTCGACCGCGACGCGAAGTGTTCCGACTGGTTCAGCCACGGTCCTTCGGAACCTCCTTCGCGCCCATCGCGAGCAAGTACTGGCGGAAGGCCTCGGTCCCGGCGTGCGCGATCTTGCCGGCCGCCGGCTCCCGACTTATGGCCTGGCGTTCAATCGATTTGCGCCGGTCGAACATCGCCGGCATGAAGTCATCGACCGTATAGGGCCGGGCGCCCTTCTTCCGGTGGGTGTTCGCGAAGATCGCCGCCAGCTGCGCGGCGCGGACATCGGCGCGATAGGGCTCCAGGCCGCCGCGCATCTCCGCCCACACCTGCCATTCCGTCAACTCGGCCGATGAGATGCGTGCCAGCAATTCCTCGACGGTCAGACCGCCGAGGTGGCCGGCAAGCTCGAAGTAGAATCGCCGTTCTGCATCGGCCTTGAGTCGTTTCCCAGTGACTCCCGCGCGCCGGGCTCCAGTCCGTTCAGCCGGAGCGCCACGGTGAAGATGCGGTCCAGCGCGCGGGCGTTCTTCTTCGCGAGCTCGCCGAGGTCCGCATCGGTGAAGAGCCGCTCGCCCTCTTCGTCGACCAGCGACAGCGCCGCGACGAGCGCCCACAGATTCTCGCGGCGCTCGCGCGACTGCGGCCAGGCCTGGAGGACGCGCCAGCGCGTCGCGCCATCCCAGGCCTTCACGCGGACCCAGGTCGACCACTCCGGGATTTCGAGCTCCTCGACGGCGCGATCCGCCAGGGCGAGCAGATCGCGCCGCCCGAGAAAGTTCCGACTCATGGCGTGGGGGCCGTCCAGGGTACGTCACCCGAAATGCGCAGGGTGATCGAGCCGGTAATCTTGTCGTCGGCATTGCCGGCGGTCTCGAAGCCTTTGACCGTGGCACTGAACGCGAGCGAGCCGCCGGGATCGGGAAAGGTGACCGCGACCGGCTGCGGCGTCGGATCGTCGAGCGCATCCCAGATGAGCTTCTGCCCCGGATCGTTCAGGTTCATGTTCACTTCCATCGAGAATTCGCCGGGGTCCTTCAGGCCCGCCAGGTATTCCTTAGCGTCCGAGCCCAGATGCGTGACATCGATGTCGCTGCGATCGAAGCGCGGCCCCGACCAGGAGACGACATCCGCGACATCGGTCGGCGTCGTGCCGAATTTGAACGTCGTACCCTGCGTTGGAACGGCGATGTTGGTTGCCATCAGTCCTCCTCCACCCAGATCGAGTAATCCGCCGAGACTCGATAGGTCTTCGTCGTCTCATCGATCAGGTCTTGATCGACGAGAAAGTGCATCGCGCGCAGGCCATCGCGCGGGCCATGCGCGTAGCCATTGAGCGCCAGACGGACATTCGCCGCGAGCTCCTTGACCTGTCCATAGCCGGCCGCCCAGGCGTCGATTTGCAGCCGCACGTCGACCAGACGCCCCGGCTCCGTCAGGCCATCGACGCGCGTCGCGGCCACGCGCTGATAGGTAAGCGCCGGCAGGATGGTCGACTGCGGCCGAATCACCGGATACATGCGCGTCGCGATCGCCGCGCGCACGGCCGCGACCGCCGCATTGGCCGGCGGCGTCGCGGTGATCAGGTAGCCGTAGACAAGCGACTCGCAGATAATCATGGCCGGTAGTTCGCCAGGTAGTAGCGCACGGCCACGCGACAGGCATCGAGGGCCGGCTGGGCGCCGAGCGCGAAGGCCGGCCGCATCCAGGGGCGCGCCGCGATCGTCGAGGTCCCCCACTCCAGGAAGCGCCCATAGAACCCGGCCGGCCCAGGGCCGATGAGGAAGTACTGGCGGAGCTTCGACCGGCTCCGCGGATGGACCTGCGTCAACGATTGCTCGAGCGTGCCTTCGGCGCGCGGGACCGTGGACTTCATCGCATCGAGGAACACATCGGCCGCCGCGCCACAGCCGGGCTCCAGGGCGTGCTTCGCGACGTTGGGCGCGACCGCGCGCAGCGCCTCGCGCAGTTCGTGAACCCCGGTCACCTTCACGCGATAGGCCATACGTTGCGGCCGGCCTCGTGGCTCGCGGCGGCGGGATCGACGCCAGGATCGCGCCAGAGCGTTTCGAGCATGAGAAACTCGCGCCGATTCAACTCCGCGATGCTCTGAATGTCATAGGTCTCGCCTTCGCAGACGGCGCGCCAGCGCGGCTCGACATCCGACCGATAGCGGATCGTGAAGACGGTATCGACTTGCGCCTGGAGTTGCGCGGCCGCGAAGCGCTCGGTGCCGGCGAGCTCGCGCTTGCTCGCCCAGCACGAACCGATATCTTCCCAGGTCTCGATGAGCTCGCCAAACTCGTTGGTCGTCGACGTGTACTTCTGCAGGGTGATCCGGCGATCGAGCTTGCCGGGATCGGTGATGGCCGGCGCGGCGAGCGTCATGAAAACGAGATCCCGATGGAGCGGCGATAGGGCGCGATGAGCGCGACGACCGCGAACGGCAGCGGCGTCGCCGGGGCCTCCGTGATGGCCGAGCGATGGTCGTACCACTGGCCGACCAGGAGCCGCGTCGCGTGGAGGATATCGGGCGGAACCTCGGCGGCCGGCGGGCCGGCCTCGTATGTGACGCGCACGGTATCATCCGGCAGGAGCGGCCACCCTTCGGGCGGCGGATACAGCAAGCCCGTATCCTCGTGAACGTGCGAGCCCGTGATGTCCGTCGGTGCGCCCGAGGCCGGGACCTTTTCGACTTTGCTGACGGCGCTGACGGGATAGGGCTCCAGAGGGATCGGCGAGGCCGGCTGCGTGATGGCATAGCGGGCAATGAAGCCGGCCTCGACCCAGGCGCGCTCGGTGTCGTGTTCGATCAGCGAGCGCGCCGCCGCAATGTAGGACTGGATGAGCGCATCATCCTCCGACAGATCGACCTTGCAGTGGAGCTTGGCCTCCGCGAGCGGCAGGTACTCCTCGAGCGTGACACTCGGATCGCGCCCCGACGAGAGGAGCTCGATGCCGAGCTCGTCAGGGACGATGAGGTCGGCGCCGTCGACGCACCCGCAGCGCGCGAAGGCCTGACTCATTACGCGGGCGCGGGCAGGCCCGTCACTAGGCCGTAGGCGCCGGGCACGAAGTGGACGAGCGCGACCCTCATCTCGGCGCGGATCGTCGTGATGTTCGACGCGAAGTTGGCGTCGTGGGAGTTCGTCGCCTGGATCTGGATGCCGCCCTTCCGGAACAGCATCGAGGCGCGCTGAAACGCGCCGATGATGGCCGTCCCTTCGGGTACCTGCGGCGACTGGACCGGCGTCAGGCCGGCCAGCGGCGAGCCCGGTGGGAATAGCCAGAAGCTCGCCGAGGTCTGCATGTTCACGTCGATGTAGTTCATCGGGCTCAGCACGACGGTATCCGGCCGATACTTCGATGCCGTCCAGATCGCGGCCGAGGCCTTCGCGAGTGAGACCGCATGGGGCACCGCGGCGGCCCCGGTCGGGACCGCGTAGTCGGCTTGCTTGCCAGGGAGCGTCAGGAGGCCTTGAATCTTGCCGGCGCCGCCGGCGCCGCTGACGACCTCGACCTCGAGCTTCTCGATGAGCCCCCCCGCCATGTTCGCGTCGAGAAAGCTCCGCATGCCGGCGACGTCGTCGAGAAACTCGTCGGGCACGTTGATGATGTGCGCGATTTTCAGCAGCGTCGCGCTCTTGAGCGTGAAGACCTTGGCCGACTCCGGCTTGACGCCGCCGACCGCGACGTAATCCGCCGCGTTGGTGAAGCTCGTTTCTTCGAGGTACGGAATGGACCCGGCCTCGGTCGTGCCCTGCGCGAAGCGCGCGGAGACCAGCTCCCAGGGATAGACCGGCGGCGGCGGAACGATCGTCACGCCCGGCGGAATCGCGGTCGTCGGGGTGATCGTCACCGCGGCATCGACTTCGAAGGTCGGGGTCTGCCAGTTGCCCGAGCGCGGCATCGACTGCATGAGCCGGAAGATTTCCGACTCGACGAAGGCCTGGCCGAGGTTGAGCTTGTTGCCCTGGATGAGCGGCAGCACGCCGCCCATCGGCGAGCGGATCATGGTCGCGGCCGACACGGGGTCCTTGCCATTCCCGTTGCCGTTGGGCCGAGCGGTCGGCGCCGCGCCGAGGCCGGCCAGCATCGCGTCGAGGCCGGTCTGGCGCTTTTGCTTCGCCGCCAGCGCTTCCATCGCGGCCTTGTGGTCATCGAACACCTTTTGCTCCTCGGCCGAGAGGTCGCGGTCTTCCTCCCGCGCCTTGGCAATGAGCGCCGTCGCGGCCTCGCGATGTTCGCGAAGTTCGTCGTGGATCGTCTTCACCATGTGCCTCCCCCTGTTGCGCTGAGTAGCGCGAGCTCGCGAGCGGCCAGGTTGCGACGCCATGGTGAGGTCACCTGAGCGGCCGGCGTCGGTTCCTCGGGTTCCGGCTGCGGGGCCGGCTCCGGTTCCGGCTTGGGGTCTCGCTCCGGAGCTTGAGCGATGGCATCGACGAAGCCCGCAGCCAGCGCTTCCGACGCCTTGAACCAGGTTGTAGCGCTCATCCAGTCGCGGACCTGGCGGCGCGTATCCTGCGTGCGAGTCATGTAGACATCGAGCAGGACATCGCCGACCTTATCGAGCAAGTCGGCCATGTGCCGCATCTCGTCGGCGCCGCCGATCGCCAGCGCGTGCGGGTTGTGGATCATGTACATGGCGGCCGCTTCCATCGTGATCGTCTTGCCGGCCAGCGCGATGATTGAGGCAATCGACGCGGCCAGGGATTCGATGATGGTCTCGACATGCGCCGGGTGGCGTAGCAGCGTGTTGTAGATCGCGAGGCCATCGAAGACGTTACCGCCTTCGCTGCGAATGTGGACCCGGAGCTTGGTCGTCGAGGCCGGCAGCGCGCGAAGCTCCGCGATGACCTCCTCCGCGGACTTGCCGAACCATCCGCCGATCGTGCCGTAGAGATACAGGTCGGCGGTCTCATCCGCCTGCGCCTTGACCTCGACGCGCGGCGGCTCCGTGGCGAGCGTCGCGAAGACCTGCGGCGAGAGCACGACGGGCGCGGGCTGGTAGGCCGAGCGCCGGCCGGCGGCGATGAGCGCCTCGAGGTCCACCGGCCGGCGCATCACGCGATCCCCGTCACGAGGCAGAACGCGGCCGGTACGAAATGGACGACCGCGACCCGGAGCTCGGCCCGGATGACCGTCTCGTTTTCCCTGAACAAGCCGGCATGCGAGGTCGTCGCTTGGACCACTACGCCGCCGCGCCGGAAGATCATCGCGCCCGACTTGAACGCGCCGACGATGGCCGTCGCGACCGCGAGATAGCCCGAGGCCACCGGCACCAGGCCCGGCGGAAACGAGGCCGCGCCTTGCGTGGCGATCTTGCCCCAGTCGGCCGGGTTCACGATGACGGTATCAGCGCGCCGCCGGCTCGCCGTGGCGATCGCGCCGGCCGCCGCGCCGATGGCGCCCATGTTGACGCCGGCCCCGCCCGCGACGGGCCCTGACTTGCCGGTCAGGCCGACGAGGCCTTGGATGTGCCCGGCCGCGCCATCGCCATTGATGAGCTCGGTATCCAGGCGCGCGAGCAAGCCTTCCGACAGCGCGACGTTGAGGTAGGTCTCCAGGCCTTCGGCATCGTCGAGAAACTCGTCGGGCACCTGGCAGAGGTGCGCGACCTTCACGACGGGTTGGTTGGCGAGCGTGAACGCATCCGGCGAGTCGGGCTTCACGCCGCCGAGCGCGACATAGTTCGCGTTGTTGGTGAAGGCTTCGCGGAGGTACGGAATCGCGCCCGCGCTCGTGCTGCCCTGACCGAAGCGCGCCGCGACGGAATCGAAGGCGGTCTCGTGCAGCGCCGGCAGTTGCGTACCGGGCGGGATCGGCGCGCCCGTCACACTCACGGCGGCCTCGATGGTGATCGGCCGGCGCGCGAGGAGCGCGGCGCGGACATTCGGCGCGCTCAGGAACGCCGTCCCGAGGCCGAAGACATCGCGCGGATGGAACACCGCCGCGGCCTCGATGTCGTCGAGGAGCAACTGATGGCCGAGCAACTGATGGCCGGTTGTCATTCCACCACTCCATTCGACGCGGCCGGCAGCGCTTGCCGGCGCTTCTGGTCCTGGCCGGGCGCGGTATCCAGGCGCAGGACCGGCTTGTCATAGGCCGGATCGGCGATCTTCGGCAGGTTCAAGCGCGCGCGCGCTTCATTAACGGACACGTAGGGACTGCCGGTCGACGTCACGAGCGCGCCGGCCGCTTCCTCGAAGGAGCCCTGGAGCTTCTCGTCGATGTTGAACTCGACGTAGACATCCTCGTTGTCGGAGAACTCCGAGAGCAGCTGGAGCGCGAAGTCACCCTCGAGCATCGCGATGTGCGGCCCGAGCGTGTCCTGGTACAACGACTTGTGCTGCTCGCGGATCGAGCCATAGCCCTGCGACTCGACAATGCCGATCATGGCCGGCGGGACGTGGTAGGCCGCCGCGACTTCCTCGCGGGTGAGCTTCCGGCCCTGGACCATCTGCGACTGTTCGGCCGTCGCGGTGATTTGCTCGTAGGTCATGCCATCTTCGAGGACGACCGTCTTGCCCGAGCCGGCCGGCCCTTGGTACTGCCGCCATTGCTTCCGGAACATCCGCCGCTGGTCCGGTTGCCACTTCGGCGCGCCCATCGGCCGGTAGATGACCCCGCCCAGGCGCGCGAAGTTTTTGAAGAACCGGGAGCGGTAGGCGACGCCCGCCTGGTCTTCCTCCAGCAAGGCGCGCAGCGATTCCAGCGGTGAGAGGCCGCGCGGCTGTCGCAGGTAGAGGACCTCACTGGCCGGCAGGACAATCGGCGGCGCGCCGGCAATCGGGGTCCATACGAACTGCCGAGGCACCACATCGCCCGAGGCGACGACGTTGCCGGGCTCCATGCGATAGAGCTCCAGGCCGCCGCCCGGTGGGCGAATCTTCGCGGCGTAGGCGTGCCCGTCGATGAGGTAGTCGGTGATCAGGTCGACGATGAAGCGATAGCGGGTCGTCGAGGGATTGGGCTGTCGGAGGAGCTTCGCCAGCGGGTGATCGTTGACTCGCACCCGATCGTCATTCGCCCGGCGGCGGTAGACGTGAATCCCGATCTGACCGAGGTTGACGGCGATGAAGTCGACGACGGTGCGGACGTGCGGCTGCGACTGGTAGAGCCTGTCGTACTTCTCGACGTTATGCTGGTCGGCCCACCCCCAATTCGCCGGATAGGGTTCGTAGGGCGACGGCGGCTGGGTATCGGCCGGCCTGAGCTTCTCGACGAAGCGCTGCCACCACGCCGACCACCAGGACCACGGCCAGTTCATCCCGCCCGGTACTTACCGGGTGCATCGATGAGACGGCAAGCGCTGCCCTACAGATGCGACGGGATGCGACGGGATGCGACGCTATTCGGGGTCGGCCTGGCGGACCTGGACGCCGGTCTTGGGCGCGACCCGGCGCGCCTCCACGAGGCCCTTGTCGACCCATCGCCAGACCGTCGACCGACTGACACCGTGCTCGGCGGCGAGCTTGGACGGCTTGAGCCATTGACGCTCAGGCTCGCCAGGCTCACACGACGACGAGTCCGTGGTCGGCATAGGCAGACCCCTCCTCGGGTGCATTGAGCATGAGGCGCGAGAGCGCGAAGATCAATGCGGAAATACCGTCGATCCGTCCAGTACTTCGGCCCTTGTCGGGCATCATGTTTCCTTGCGCGTCCAGGCGAAGCGACAGGTTGCCGGCCATCCAATCGAGGCACGGGTGGCCGGGGTGATGGAGCTTGCCCGTTTCGACCAGCGCCAGGAAGTTCTTCGTCGGCTCTGACAGGTGCCGCATGTAGGGCGGGACCTCGATCACGGTGAACCCATCGGCGGTCAGGTCGGTCCCGATCGAGGCGGCGTTCCACGGATCCAGCCCGACCCCTTCGACCTTGACGACCTGGCCGAGCTCGCCGAGCCGGCGCCGCACCGCGGCGTAGTCGACGAGCTGCCCCTGGGTCGCCTGGACCTGGCCGTTGGCGATCCAGACATCGAACGGCGCGCCCCGATCGCGCGCCACCCGCGCGGCGACGTTCCCCTCCGGGATGAAGAAGTACGGAAAGCAGGACACCACGTTGTCCGGATCGGCGAACACCAGGACCAGGGCCGTCACGTCGAGCTTGACCGAGAGGTCGATGCCGGCGAAGCACGACTGACCCCGGCGCGCCTCGAGGTAGAGCCCCGGCCGGGCGCACGCATTCCAGTGCGCCGCGTTGACGGCTCGGTTGTCAGGCTGGAGCCACTCGTTCAGGTGGAGCCGGCGAAAGCCGGATTGGTAGAGCGGCAAGGCCTCGGCGCGCATGGCCTGCTGTTTCAGCGTCTCGACATTGACCGAGACGCCGAAGTTGGGATTCGCCTTGCGCCAGGTCGACTCCTTGCGCCAGTCGTCGCCTTCGTCGGCGCAGGCGATGAAGGCGAACCAGTCCGCGGCCTCCAGGCCGGCCAGGACTTTCTCCGAGTAGGCGTGTTGCTCGCCGCAGATGGTCGCGCGCTCCCGGCCGGCCGTCGTGATGTAGAACAGGAGCGGCTGCCGCCGGGCCATCGCGCCGGTTTTCAGCACGTCGACCATGCCCGAGGTCCGGTGCGCGTGGATCTCGTCGACGATCGCCCCGTGGACGTCGAGCCCATCGAGGACATCGACGTCGGCGCCGAGCGGTTCCAACTTCTGGCCGGCGACCGTGCGCGTCAACGCCCGCGCGCCCAGGCCGAGCCGCTTCGCCAGCGCGGGCGTGCGGCTCGCGATCTCCTTCGCCTGTTCCCATACAATCTTGGCCTGGTCGCGCTTCGTCGCCGCGCAGTAGACTTGGGCGCCGGCTTCCTCATCGAAGAACGCCAGGAGGAGCGCGATGCCGGCCGCGAGCGTGCTTTTCCCGTTCTTCCTCGGGATCTCGATGTACGCCTCTCTGAACCGGCGCCGGTCGGGGTTGTGGCGCTGGCGCCAGCCCCACAGCGATCCGACGATGAAGGCCTGCCACGGCTCCAGCACGAAGGGCTTGCCGGCCCACTCGCCGCGTGTATGGATCAGGTGGCCGAAGAACTCGATGGCCCAGGCGGCCTTGGTCGGCATCCAGCGATAGGGCGCCGTCGCCGGCTTGTACTTCTGCAGGTCGTCGAGGTGGCGCTGGCAGGCCGAGCGGACGAGCGAGCCGGCGGCGATCTGGCCGGCGACGACCTGGCGCGCGTACCGGGTCGTCGCGTCGGCCTTCACCGGGTACTCGGTGACGGGAAGCTCACGTGCTTCCGGGTGACGATGAACTTCCGTGCGGCACCCGACTCGAGCGTCGCGCCGAGGAGCTCGCCAGCGAGGAGCACAATCAGGTGATCGTATTCGGCTTGGCCGTTGACCGCGAGCGAGACGAGCGGCCCCTGGCTGTAGAGGCCGGCCATGATGAATTGCTGGTGCGGCCGGTGCTCGTCATCGGAACAGAACGGCTCGGCCGGCTTGCGCGCCAGGTGCATCCGGCATCCACACGGCCGGTCCTCGTAGACCGTGCAGCGGAGATCCGGGCCGAGGAGCGGACAGCGGAGATCGAGCCGGCGGTATGGGACGACCGGCGGTTGCTCCTGGCTCCAGAGCGGCGAGGCCTGGAGCCGATCGACACAGCGCCGCAACTCGCGGAGGACTCGCTCGCGCGGCTCCTCCTCCATCGCGCGGACCCGATCGGCGATGAGCTTCGCCTCCGCGCGCACGGCATAGACCGGCTCCCAACAGCACCAGGCGCACCCCGCGCCCCGACAGGCGACCGGCGCGCCGGCCTGCTCGGCGCGCGCCTTGAGCTTCTCCGAGGTCGCGTCGACCTGGCGGTGAATCATCCGGATGAAGGCGTGCGGTCGATGCCGCTTCACGAGTCTCCGATGCCGGGCTCGCGGCCGTCGCGGATCGACTTCGCCGTCCGATGGATTCGGTCGCTCAACGCCTTCTCGGCGTCGGCCATGTCCTTTTTCTCCTCCGCATGATCCTTCCGCATGTCGGCGAGCTCGAGCGTCAACCGCGCGACCAGGAGCCCGGCGCGCCGTTTCTCCTCATCGGTTAGCGGGATCAATTCGAGTTGCCCTTGTTCCGCCATGTGATGACCTCCACTTCGGTATCCAGTCAAAGAACAGTGCGGCGAGCCCGCACAGCAGCCCCATGACCCCGAAGGCCAGCGCGGCCACACAGATGACACGATTCGGCCAATCCACAGGTTATTCCGTGGATAACGTCATCGCTTGCCCCCCAGGAAGACCTCGAAGGGATCGGCTTCCGTCGGCGGCTCGGCGTGGATCTTCGCTTGTGTGATCGGCGTGAGCCCGAATTCGCCGAGGAGGTTCTTACACAGGGTCGCGAGCCGCTCGCTTCGCCGGATGAGCGGGTTCTCGCGGACCCGGCGCCGGATGACGCGACCGGCCTTGTCGAGCAACTCGTCGACGACGAGGTTGCGAAACTGCATCTCCCGCAACTGCGCGCGGACCCGGCCGTAGTCGGCAAGCGCTTGCGCCAGGAGCCCGAGCGCCTCGCCGTGCGCCGGGCTCAAGACCTTCACACGCTCGAGCCGTTCGCACAGTACCGTCCAGTGCCCGAACGCGACCTCATCGGCGCGAAGCTCCTCGGTCGGTTCTGGCCGGCCGAGCTCGACTTTCGGCTCGCGCTGACGATTCCGCGGCCGCGTGCCCTGGAGGAGATGCAGCGCCGTCGGCTTGCGCGGCCGGCCGCTCCGGTGATTGCCGGCCATCAGGTCGACACGATGAGCCGGGCCGGCCCGTAGTGGGTGACGTTCTTCGCCATGAGGTCGAGGAAGTCTTGTCGCGAGAGGTCAGAGAGGCGGAAGACTTCCTCGCCGCGCATGCCGAGCTCCTGCCCGATCTCGTCGACCGTCTTGCCGGCGCCGAGCAGCCGCTTGACGATCGCTTTCATCGGCCCCAGCTGGTGGACGCCGCGCGCCCGGTTATGGGTGATCGTGCCGTACACGTTCTTCGCCTCGTCCTCATGCTGGACGACGACCACCGGGACCTGGCCGTTGAGCATCGTCCAGAGCGGCTCGCGGCCTGCGACGACCCAGCGGTGGAAGCCATCGATGATGACCAGATCCTCCGTCACGACAATCGGCAGCGTCCAGCCGTTCACGAGGATGGAGCGCTGGAGCAGCACGAGATTGTCTTCCAGTACAAGATTCGGGTTGTAGTCATTGGGCCGGATCGCGTCGCGCGGCACGAGCCGCGCGTTGAGTACGGGTAGCGCGAGCAAGCCTGTCGGGGTCTGCGGCGAGAGTGGCATCCCATCCAACCTTGACTCCAATGGCGCGCAGCGTCCGGAGCTTCGGGTCGCCGGCCTTGAGTCCGTCGAACAGCATCCGGTAATGGACCGGCCCCAGCTGCAACATGAACGTCATCACATGCCGCCGATAGGTCTCGGCGACCTTCCGCGCGAGCTCTGAGCCGAAGTGCGCGGGAATGTCCTCCAACATCTCCAGCACCCGCGCCTGGTAATCGATCGCCTCCCCCATCGCGGCCTCGGCCTTGCGCCGCTGCCCGGTGCGGCGGCGGAACATCTCCGAATCCCAGTAGAGCGAGACGAGATACGCCGCCGGCTCCCGCCGGAGGATCGCCTCCATGAGCGCCGGGTAGTACTCGGAGATCCGCGCCAGGATCGGCGCGGTGTCCACGCTGAAAAACTGGGAGATCCGCAAGCGAGGCCGCGCGACGCCCAACTGCCACATGTACCGGTACGCATCGGGCACCTGGATCTGGCGTTGCGCGAGGTAGAGCCAGACGTCATCATCGGTCCAATCGTAGATGGGATAGATGCGCGGATGATAGCGCGCGGCCTCATCGCGCACACCAGCGACCGAGTAGTAGCGCTGGACGCTCTCGGCCGTCCGGAGCCCGACCATGTGTACGCCATCATTCAGCCGCGCGAGAAATGCTTGATACGTGTCGAGACGCGGCTTGAGGTAGGGATGCGATCGGATCGCGAACGGCGGCGGCTCGCGGACCCAGACGGCCGCTTTCGTGCGATCCCAACAGATGAACGACTCATCGCATTCGAGTTGGTTCAGGCAGGAATAGTGGCGCACCTCCAGCGCGTACCAATCGAAGCGTACGCCGAGGTCGAGACACTTCGCGCGCCAGTCGAGGACCGTCTGCACCACGCACGGAAAGACGGCTTCCTCGTCGATGAACTCGACTCGGAGTTGGGAGAGATCGATGTCGCCGCGTACGCCGAGCGCGAGCGTAAGGTCCAGGAGCACCAGCGAATCCTTGCCGCCCGAGAACGAGCAGTAGACCGGGAGCTTGTTGGCGAAGATCGATCGAATGCGATCGCGCGCCGCGTGGAGGACATCGACCTCGAGCTCGCGGACCGCGATCATGTACCCTTCGGGATCAGGTGGCCGCACTTGGGACAGACGATCCCCTCGGCCGAGCTCGGTGTGTACTGATTCGTCGGCGAGCTCGCGCCGGGATCAGTGCTGCCGGGCGGAACCTGCTGGCCGGCCGTCTGCTGCTGAAGCTCCGGCGACATCGCCCCGTAGGCGCGCACCGCGGCGGCCTCGACATCGGCGCTCGTCGCCGTGAGCCGGCGCAGGATCTCGGCATCGTAGCCGGGCACGTCCAGGTCATCGAGCGAGCGGACCAGCGACATCACCGAGTCGTAGTCATCGATGCCGAGATCGAAGACTCGATTGTCGGCGAGCATGAGCTTGCGCTTCTGCGTCTCAGTCAGGCCGGTCACTCGATAGGCCGTGATCCGGTCCCGGCCGAGACGCTTGAACACTTCCACCAGGCCATTGCCGGCGAGGACCTCGCCGGTTTCGTCGATGACGATCGTCCGGATCTGGCCGAACATCTCGACGGAGCGCTGGAGCTCCCGTAACTGAAGCTCCGGGTGCCGGCGCGCGTTGAGCGGCGGCGGATGCGTCTCGGCGATCGCCACGTCTTCGAGGTTCATCGCACGCCCGGCTCCGCGATGATCGTCGCCGTGAGCATCTGGTGAACCTCGTCGGTCGGCCCCACTTCGCTATCGGGATGACAGACGATGATCCGCATGGCCTCCTTGTCAGTCGTGAAGGCGTGGAGGACATCGGTCGGAATCATGAAGATCGAGCCCGGCTTCATCTCGACCTTACGGCCATCGGTGAGACACCAGCCGCGCCCATCGACGATGAGCCCGACCCGATGCGACGGATGCGTGTGCGCCGTCTGCTTCGTGCCGGCCGGAAAGAATAGGCAGTTGAGACACGGATCGCCCTGCTTCGGCGGCATGACGATCCCCGTATCGGTACACCCATCGATGTACTGGAGGCGGCCCTGCTGCTCGATCGGCCCGCCGACCGAGAACAGCCCCGCGTAGCCTTTGATCGTCACGACCAGCGCCCGACCGTTCTGCGCTTCGATCCTCGCCGGCGACGGTATGCAGCCGTACCATCCGGCCTGGAGTCGGTGACTCGCGCGGCGCCGCGTCACGAGGATCGTGCCACTCAGGACCCCGATGAAGGCCGTGCCTCGGTTGATGGGCGCCGTGGCGTGGCCGCTCAGTCCAACGACCGACAGCACGTCATCCGCGTAGGCTTCGACGTTGTCGAACGGCAGCATGGCGAATCGCTTGGGGTCTCCGATCATCCGCGCCTCCTGTCCGGTGCCTGGCAAGGGGTTCACTGCGCGGCCGGCCGGCCAGGCCCCGTCGAACGGCTCGGCCTGGCGGAACCGACGCCGGCTCAAGACTTAACGCCCGCGTTTTTCGACCTCGCGCGAGCGAGGCA